CGCGCCATAGGCAACAAGCTGCATTAAGCCACCACCCGTCATTTGTTATACCCCTTCTTCAGAAATAATTTCTGAGAATCCTGGATTTTCTTGAAAAATACGGGGCTGCCGGAGACATTCTTCCTAGTTCCGCCTATTTAGCATGGTGCTGCCGGGGAGATCATTTTTTGACCGTTTTCCCGCTCCCCATTTTGAACCCCGAATGCCTAAACAATCATTATGAGAAATCAGAAGGGACATGTTATCAAAGGAGGCATTCTTCAAAATCCGTCCAACAAAACGAAGCAATCCCGAGGCTAGAACAACCCTTGACTGCCTTCACCAGTTCCATGTACAGAGTATTTTGAATAATGAGTCCGATCTAACCCAGAGTAAGGCGCAACTGCGTAAGATTGACGAGGAGCTCGGCACAACTGTCGATGAGATTCGCCATGAACAGCTTCGTAAACAGCGAAATGAGCAGCAAAAGGATATTGAGCGTAGCACAGGGAAATCGGAAATGTTCGACTATTATCTCGACACAGGAGACATATTATACAATTACTATGAGGTTCAAGAAAAGATACAGAAGGGGGCGGATCCGTCGACGCGGCGGGTGACAAAGGCAAAGCAGGGGTCCGTGCTAGCTGCGCTAGAATCGGCCGCGGCAACGGAGGGTGCTCCAGAGCCCGTCTATGTTCCTCAGACACAGGGGGCGCTGTTGAGCCGTGACAAGTTGCTTGAGCAGTATCTACAGAAGGTGCATCCTGAGCATGCGCGCGGAGGTGTCACGGAGACTGATACATATGGCGAATGCGCTGAATGTGAGAAGGAAATGGTATTCAGCGCCAATGAGGCGATTTTTACCTGTACCGAGTGCGGCTATCAGCAGTTTATCCTGGTTGATTCTGATAAGCCGAGCTATAAGGACCCTCCTCGCGAGGTCTCCTACTACGCCTATAAGCGTATTAACCATTTTAATGAGTGGCTGGCGCAGTTCCAGGCCAAGGAATCGACTGAAATTCCTCAGGAGGTGTATGATGCGATTTGCGCGGAGCTCAAGAAGGAGCGCATTCTCGACTACAGGACTCTCGCACGCCAAAAGGTCCGAGAGATTCTGAAGAAGCTCAAATTCAATAAGTATTATGAGCATGTTCCGCATATTATTAATCGGCTCAATGGGCAAAATGCGCCAGTAATGAGCCGAGAAATCGAGGAGAAGCTGCGGTACATGTTCAAGGAGATTCAGCCGGCCTTCCAGAAGAACTGTCCCAAGGACCGCAGCAATTTTCTTTCGTATTCGTATGTTCTGTATAAATTCTGCGAGCTACTCGACCTCGACGAGTATCTGCCTTCGTTTCCGCTCCTGAAGAATCGCGATAAGCTCTATATCCAGGATAAGATTTGGGAGAAGATTTGTGCCGATTTGAGCTGGCAGTTCATTCGGTCTGTCTGAAACATGACGCTACCGATCTAATCTATTGTGTTTAAAGAGGCCTGGCCCTCCTGCTACGGTATACCCTTTCAGATTTTCTATGAGGAAATTCTCCATCTTTTCGAAGAGATTATCATCTTTTCCATCGGGTCCCACACCTGGCCGTGAGTTAAGAATAGGAAATACTTTCTCTTTTAAGAAGGCGACTGTCGTGAGAAACACGTGATTCGACCACCAACTGTGGTCAGAAGAACATTTGTACCATTTATGCTCGTAGTTAATGATTTCAAAGACACCAGGAAATTTCTTTTCTGGTTCCTTGAAAAAGTAGAGGGATTCGACCTTGTGCGGAAATCCTTGGTCCATCGGGTGGTCCTCTAGCTTATCGTCTGGTACATCAATCCATTGACGAGAGCCGATGGGCGTTCCGGGATTGGCCCTGTCTCTGAGACGCACTAGATCGACGCCATTCTCCTGCATCAGGCGAAAGCACTCTTTTAGAATGCCGATTGTTCGCGACTCGTCGTTTACCAGTTCGAAATCGCACTCGGCGAACATGAAATACTTCGTCTTGGCATGTTCAATAAGACCCATAAATGCCCGTAATATCCCGACATTTTCGGATGTTCCTATGATATCTGTGATGCCATACGACTCTGCGACCTTGTCCAGCTCGGGGGTTCTCTCCTGGAAATAAATGACAGGGTGAACAAGTTTCAGAAGGCCATTCTTTCTGAATGATTCAAGAGTATTGGCCACAGTGTTGGGCGATTTCCAGGCGAGGATGCCGAGGGTAATTTGTTTCAGATCGCCGGCAGAGTCGTCATGGCGGCCACCACGCTGTCGGCGCCGACGTGTTTTGAGTTTCTTATTGCGGCGCCTTGTCCGTTTCCGCAGCGCCATCTAATTGTAGCATACATTTCATCCTAAATGATGTGTATCGTCAGAAGACTCTTCGCACGATACACCGCATTGTGAATAATCAAACTATAGTATTATCGGCTAGGTGCTAGCGCCTTAGAGGCGAGCGCCAGGAAAGCCGACAAGGTTAGCTCCAATGCCGAAGCCCGCACCCTGGCGTGCCGTAGCGCCTATGCTCGGCGACACTACATCCAGGATGGCAAAGATGGCCGCAGCCACCACACCCAGTGTCAGAATCTCATCCATCGGCAGGCGGTGACGAGGAATAAAAAGCGCGGCCATCGCAACGAAGAGGCCCTCCACAAGGTACTTTATCACACGGTTGAGTACTTCGGAAGTGGGGTTCATAGGTTCTATATTCATACGGGATTTTTTTCTTATAGTCAAATGCCTTTCAGCTCTGCGTATTTCTATCTAAAGAGGATGTGGTATCCTATACCAGAAATGGCAACTGAGCGCGAGGACTTTCTTGAGGAGGATGCGGAGATTACCGGGCAGAAGTTTTGCCTTCTAAGTTTCCTCAGCCCGGAGAAGGTTCTCAAGGATAAGAATCTCTTCATGTTCGAGAAGTTCCTGTCTACCTACGAGTTCCAGATCCGGACGAATAGTCTGGAGAAGTATCTCATGGACACGATGACCGCGATTAATGCGAAGCTGGACGCGGAGGCGGATGCGCTGGACGCAAGGGATCTCAGCGGTTCCGCCGCCGAGTGCCGTAAGGCCAAGATTCGCGTGGACACCACCATGGATTCCTTTCACGAGTTTGTGAAGGGCAACCAGAAGGAGCTGAAGGAGTCGAAGCTCAAGGAGCAGTACGAGGACTATCTCTACGCCACCAAGGCAAAGCTCGAGGATGAGTTCTACGCAAAGAATGAGTTCCGGACAACTGTTCGGGGGCTGAAGGTGCGCGGCGTCTATGCGTCGCAGGGCGAGGCGGTGGCCCGCTCAAAGAAGCTCCAGCGCCAGGATACTCTTCACAACATCTTTGTCGGGGAGGTGGGCAAGTGGTTACCGTGGGACCCCGAGCCGTCCGATGTGGCGGAGCAGGAGTATGCGGAGGACCAGCTGAACACGCTGATGAAGAAGTACAAGGAGAACGAGGAGAGCCGTGAGGTCTTTCAGCGCGAGCGCCGTGTTGGTGCGAAGCCGAAGAGTTCTGTCACGACGATTGAGGGCGGTGAGACGGAGGGCGAGGCTGGGAACTTTACGAGCATGTTTGGCAGCGAGGGTCCGGCCGACCTGGCCATGGCGCGCAAGATGGGCGCAGCCGCCGCAAGTCCGGCCGCAGATGTTTCTGGCCAGGCACAGTAAGATTGTGTGAAATCTATACGATACGATTCGATACTCTACAAACTTTGTAAGGTATTGAATGGTATTTGAATAAGGGCTATTTATCGGGGAAGTAGTCATTCGACTCCGTAGGGTACCAGGGGCGGCAAACATTCTGCTGGCAGAATTCACCCTCCTTGCACAGCACGCCCTTGCAGTCAGAACGCAGGCTGTCCATTCCTATAGCATTTGCCATAGCCTGAAATCCCTCAGGAAATCTGGGCGCAAATGTACGGCGTATCCAAGGCAGCACGGTTACTGCGACAACTAATACAAGCACAAGGCCTACTATTCCATAGCCCCCACGAACCTTCATTCTATTAGTATGATATCATATTTCATTTCGGGAGCGTCGGTAAGTTGATTCCCCAAGCCGCGGGCAATGTAGACGCACTTGCCATATCAGATACACCTGGTAGCAGTGCAGGAGGCTGCGGCAGAACCGGGAGAGGATTCCTATCATACAACTGGCGCTGCACCGGGTCCCCGCAGATTCCATTCATACAGCGCAAAGGAAAATCACATGGCGGAAGGTCTGTTCCACAGCGTGTATAGGGTGACCCCGATACAAATCCTTCCTTCAGCAAATAGGGGTTTATTCTATAGAGTCTATCAGCAACAAGGAGTCCCACGGCTATACAGCCAAATGTAAGCGCAGTATACAGTTCCTTAGACATTTCCTATCCTATACCGCTGTTTAAAACTTCTTATTCACCGCAATCCTGGGGCCCTTCAGCTTCTGGGCGTTGCTCGGGTCATACTGATTTGCATCCTCCTCCTCCTTATCTCTATAGTAGTTCGCCGAGTGCTGCCAGAACTCCGGAGCACCAATGCGGAAATCTCCGTGAATGTCCGCCTTGTACCAGAAAATACAGTCCTCCAACTTCGCCGACTGGCTCGTATTATCAATCACCAGACACTCATAGTTCTGGGTACACTGGTCCATAATCTGGCAGAAAAATTCAAGGGACGGAAAGGCCGACGCATAGTTTTCGTAGATGCGCTTCCTGTTTGTCGTGTACGGCTCTCTCAGAATAAAGACAAAATCGACATTCGTCCGGAGGGCGGGCTGGATACCTAGCGGGTACTGCATCGTAATAATAAAGAACACCTTCAGCCAACGGCCGTTCATAAAGAGGTAGCGAATGTTCTTGTCGTGTGTCCAGCTGTCATCGTACATACAGTCATCGAGAATCATAAACGAGCGAGGGTCGAGGCGGGATTTGGCCCCTCCCTGCAGATCACGCTGAATCCGGGCCATAATCATCTTCTGGCGCTTCACGAAGTTCGCCAAGACGATGGGCGAATACTCGCCGTGAATAAACAGCGGGGGAATCATCTTTCCGTAGAAGGAGTTCGACTCCTCTGTACCACTAATCACGGTGCCGAGGGGCATCTCCTGATGGTGGAACAGGAGGTCGCGCACAAGAGTGGATTTGCCCGTGCGGCGACGCCCAATAAAAATCACCACGGCATCCTGTGGGATTCTCTTCATGTCGAACTTTTTCAATGATACATTCACAGCAGCTGCCATTTAGTCTGTTTAGGCGAAACCTTTTTCATTTGCGTTTTACACTCGACCATTTGCGTTTTACACTTAGCCAATCATTTACAGTTCTCAGTAAGAATGGATACAAGCCTCCGGGGTATGAATCTTCCCGCTCCCCGCTTTC